AACTTGTTGTAGCTGTACCTGTACACTCCGTATAACAGTTTAGTGATACAGAAGTTGCAGGTGTAGATATAGGGTCGTCAAATGATTTTACTTGTATTCCTGAAACTCTTCCACCCGAATCACAGTTATACCCTCCATTAGATGTTGATTCAATATAAAAATTAGACCCTCTTGTTATACCTCTTGATGACATAACAAAATTATTAGAACCTATTCCAGATGTAACTATGATACTCCAGTTTGAAATATTAACTGTTGGAGCTGTATTTAAGTCGTCAAAAGGAGGAATGCTTCCTGTATATGTATAGGTGTGTCCATTACCGTTAAAATTAACAGATTTGAATTGTACCTGAACATCTCCAGACTCTGTTACATCTGCAAACTGCTCGATTGTATCTCCAGCACTTGCTGCTGCCATTGCTAAAGTTAGCGTGTCGTAGTAAGTGTACTCTCCATCTGAATCTGTAATCCCAAACTTCCCAAATGAAGCTCCAACCGATAAATCTCCAGCCCCAAGAAGCGTAGTCCCGTTTACCGTTTTTATATTGGTTCCGCTAATTAAAATATCTTGAAATAAACCTATAGCCCAATCGTAAACAGATTTAACGCTAGGGTATTTAGTATCGCTGGTTTTATCTGTGTCAACGTCTGTGCTTTTTTTATCTACTTTTTCATCTAATAGGTTTTGAGTATCTACATAGGTCGTATCTGCCTTAGATACTATACTTGTAGCGTTTGCGTCTACCTGACCTATTGCAGTGTTTATTTTTCCCCTTGCAACTGATCCCGAGTCATTGTCTTGTACTTGTGGTAATGCCATGTCTTATTTTTTAGTCTATCCAAAAATCGTTATCTACCCAAACCCCTTCGTCATTCCAAAACCCTGTTGCTAATATCCAATTGCTAGGGTCTTCTTCTCCTAATGTTGGGAATCCTGTCACCAACGTTATACTGTTAGTTGCAAAGTGTTGAGTTATGCTTAACGTTTGTTCCTCATACTCAATCTTTTGACCAACCGCTTTAGAGTGTATATTATCAAGATTATCGTTATCATTTAGTATTGTGAAAACCTTATCTATACTCCCGTATAATTGCAAAGCTAAGTCAAAAGATGTTTGACTATTGCGCATTGTTACAACTTTTTTTGCCATCTTATTCGTTTTTAATTCTTATTGCATCTATAAAATATTGATGCTCTGGTAGAACTGTTATGCCGTCTACCCTATAACCATCATTATTTAATTGAACCGTCATATTTCTTTTTAACACTTGTTCGCTTGTGCTTGAAGCTAAATAATAATCAATACCTAAGCCAACCAAAGGAAACTGCTTAAAGGCTCCCAAGTACGATTTTACTATTATTGCTATGTGATCTTGGTCGCTTTCTACAATAGCAAAGTCGCCGTTTTCAATTGCTAAGTCAAAATCATTTTCTAATTTAAAGTCTTGTTGTGCCATAATTTATATTTAAATTCCGTTCCCATGCAACACCGTTGTGTTTTCTAAATCTGCCTTTACAGTTGGTATTAGCGGTGTCGCCACCAATGCAGGCGTAACCGTTGCGCCCCACGCAATTATTGTATTAACCATACTTTCTAAATTATTAAACTTTGTTACTACGTCTTCTATTTTTGTTAGACCTCCGAAAGAATCTCCGTTTAACTGTATTTCATCAACCTCTGAAAACATAGAAACAACACCCGTCATTTCTGACATAAAAGATATTACTACAGTGCTATCTTCTTTTGGAATTATTAAAAACCCTTTCTCGTTTGCCGCCATTAATTTAACATCTAGTATGTTGGCTCCTTCATCCAATGACTCACAGTCAATAACCATGTTATCTAAATCAACATTTACAACCTTACACAATACAGAGTATGGTATAAAATGCTTATTTAGGTTTTTCAATCCTTCTCTTAATTCTCTTTTTGCGCTCATATTTTCCTCCCTAGTTCAATAATTTGCCTATACCCTCCCATTCCAAACTTCCTTTCTACGCTTACAACTTGGTAGTTTCCATCTTTCTCTGGATACTGTAAGCTAGTTAATTCAGCTACATCTCCATGCCTAATATAGGGCTCCCCAAACGTTTCAAAATCCCCTCTATATCCGTCATACCTCCACTCTGTCAACATATTATCTGCGTGTGCCTGACATTCATCTGCAGTTAAATTTAAGTAGTGGAAAGTTCTTGTTTCTCCATCACTAGCTCCTGCCTGTTTTCTACTCTTTTCATTTGTTTGTGAGTTAAAAGAAATGCAAACTATTTTTAAATTCATTTCTTCTGACTTAACATATTCCATATTCTCTTTTATGATTCTCTCCTCAAATACAAAAGGTACATTATTTGTATCACTAGCATCACTAGCTAACCCTATGTTTAATATCTGCTCATCATTATCCTCATCATAAACAAAATAAGAATAGATACCATAATTATCTTGTAAGTATTCCAATGCTTGAGCTGGAGTAACATCTGAAAATCTTATATGTCCTAAGCTCTCAACTTTAGCTATATTTTTTACTGTTAAATCTACATCTACAGCTGTCTTGATAGCGTCAATCAACTCATCCAAATCAATCTCCCTATAACTCTTTTTAGGCGTTTTTAACAACCCTCCATTCTTATCCTTTGTTATTGTTGTGTATTCTAATGGAAAAGTAAATGTCTTTTGTTTTAGTTGAAACATCTCATCTTCACAGTCTAATACTATAGGCGTTTGAGAGTGAGGTTTTGTGATATAGCCTGTAAATACCCTCCTTATATTTGGAAAGTACCCAGCCTCTATCTTAACGCTATCACCTCTATTGAAAACGCTGTCAGTTTCCGTTGCAATAGCTTTACCATTAAAAGTCAAGTTTCTAGGTATTGTTATTCTAGCCTTATCTGTTAATGTTTCAAAGCTAGTATCAATCATTATGTCATTAACAAAATCCATAACAATGTTGGATATAACCACACCTGCGTCGTTATATCTTGTAAATGTTATTTTAGATTGTAGCCTATCCATTATTTAATGCTATTTCAAACGGTGTTTCACTAGAGCAATTTAATTCTACAGGCACTTGATTTCTTTTGCCCGATATTTGGCTAAATTTATACTTATCTATAACTAAGCTGTTTATACCAAAAGACTGCAAATACCTTGAAGAACACGCAATCGCTACGGGAGCCTTGCAATATTTTATTAACTGCTCCTTATCCTCTGTTGGTTCTACATCAATTCTATCACTTGTTAGTAATGCTTTTATATTAATAGAATAGTCTCCATCAGAGATGTACTCTTTCACAGTTCCGTTTCTTCCTTGTATTGGTGTCTTAACAATATTCTTAACTTGTGTTACCGTTATAAGAACAGTAAGAAACGTTTGAGGAGCTATCGTTTCAGGTGATCCGTCTAATGGCGTATATGACAAACCATTAACCTCTGGGTTGTCTCCTGAGAATGTTAGTGTGTCAAATACTGGTTGCCCGAACCTTCCAACTCCATCACTTTGTTCGCTTCTCTCGTTTTCAGCTCTATTATATTCGGGTAAATCAACCCCATAAAGCTTAGTCTTTAATGCACCTAATCCGTATGCAGAAACTAATAATTTTGCCTGACCTTTTAAGTCAATATCAAAATCTTTTTCTTGCGGTTTTAACGGATCGTTTAATTGAAAATCTGCCATTATCTTGCTGTTGTGTTTGCATCATTAACTACTTCAATTAATATTTGAGACACCTTTTCTTTTAGCTCTTCGTTGCTTTCTTCTATTGTTGCCGCCTCAATATTTAACTGTTCTACTAAACTATCTATTGTTATATTTATTTCTTGTGGTCTACGTCCCGATATTTCAACTCCAGTTCCAAAACCTGCAGATCCTACTCTTCCTTCTACATCTTCCCCTCCCTCTTGAGGTGTCACTTTCCCCTCTGCCATTGCTAATGTGATAGCTCCTTCAATATCATTAATTGATTTTTTCAACAACCCTCTTTCTTTCATGAAGTCGGAGCTACTTATACCTTCTCTCCCTTCTTTTTTCCTTAACCTTTCAGCATTAGATTTATGAAAACCCAGTAACCCCTCAATCCTTTTATCCTCTTTTATTGTTTTTCCTCTCCTAATGTTTAGAGATTTAAGCTCTAATTCCCTGATATTTTTTAGTTGGTTCAGTTCGGGAACATCGCTTCCAGCTTTTGTCACCTGCCTTGATAGAAAATCTTGCCTAAACAATAACTCATTCCTTTTTGAGATTAATCCTCCAGACAAAACATCGTCCAAAACACCCTCTGATCTTCCTGCTAAATACGAGTTTACTTTTTGTATGAAGCTAAAATCATCTCCAACTTGCGGAGCGTGAAAGTCGGCAAATGTTTTCTCTAGGTCATTGATAGCCGACATATACTCCTCTAGTGCTGAAACCCCCCTAGCAACCCAATCAACGGTACCATTAATAATTCCTGTTTGCGATTTCCCTATTTGTACTTGTAGTTGCTCCCAACTATCTCCCATATTGGATAAACGACCACCAACAGTTAGCGACTGTTGTTCCATTAACTTGAAAAATCTACCACCCTCTTCGGTCATTGCAGAAAAAGCTTTTTTCACCTCCGGAAACCCAATCTCCCCAGCCGAAACCATTCCGATCAACTCTTTTTTAGTTTTACCCATCGTGTCGGATAAGGTTTCTAATAAAGGAACACCAGCAACGCTAAAGTCTCTTAACTCTCTTCCTGTTAACTTACCTTGTACTCTTACTTGACCAAAGTTTAAGATTAATCGCTCCATAGGAACGGCTAAACCTGCAGATATATCTCCAAGCATTTTCATTTCTGGCAACACCTGATCGAAACTTGCTCCCATTGCAAGTAATTGCTTAGTACCTTGCTGAACTTCTAATAAGCTAAACGGTGTTACTTTTGCAAACTCTATTAATCTCTTTTGTAATACTCCTGCGGCTTTTTCATCTCCACCCATTAAGGTTCTTAATGATGCTGAGAAAAACTCGTAGTTCTTTAATGCTTCTAAAGTGCTTTTACCAAATCCAACGAGTGCTTGACCTCCTAAGAATGCCGCACCAAATCCTATAATTCTATTTTGAACTCGACCTATTGTGTTGTCTAATTTTTTAGTCTTAGATATTGCCCCCGTTAGCCTTCGGGACATCATGTCGTTTAACGTTAACCTATACTTTAAATCAGCCATTTTCTTTATTAAATAGTGTTCCGTTATGCTTTAGAACGTAATCCATTTCTGATACCATTCTACACCAATCATCATCACTTAGACCTTCAATATCAACTTGCGGATAATAAAAACGGAGCATTGCAGTATTAGTAGATACTGGATGCTCCGCTTCTAATTTAAACCTTGCTTGTTCTAGTTTTTTTTTAACTCTGCTGGTTTTCTATTTATTAAATCAACAACCGCTGACTCTGCACTCATTAGAGCATCAAAGCTTTCAGTTATTAAACTTAAATCATCACCGCCAACATAAAGAGCCTTAAAACAAGCCTCAACAGCTTTTAGAGCATCATCACCTTTTAATAGCTTGTTAACAATTGTGTAAGTTCTTCTGTCTAACTTCTTCAAGTAAACGTTTGCAACTTTTGAACTATCATCACCATCTAAGTAAACAGCTA